TTTAAGCCTAGACAGAAAATATGAAGCGCTTGTGGGCGCCCAGCAGATTGATGGGGAGGGCTCATTTGGTGTGAAGCTTTTGCACACCTGGGATAACACCTTGCAGCTTGATGACAAAGCCATTGCCAATGACCTGGCCTTTTATGCTCGCAAATACTCAACCGATTATGTGCTCTACTCAAAGCGCACAGCCGGTGCGGTGGCCGCTCGCTTGCAACCTGCCGGGATTCCAACCTATGACATGGATGGGGTGTATCCACAGGCCTGTGATGAAATGCTCGGATCCATTAACTCTGGCCGGTTGAAATACAAGCCAAACCCTGAGTTTTCCACACAGATGCTCTCAGCTGTGCAATTGCGTAGAGGTGACGGCGGCTGGGTCATTGGGCGGCGGGCATCAAATGCAATCGTGTGTGCGGCTGTGGCCACGGCCTTGGTTACCCACTTTGCGACACGCCCACCAACAGACCTTGACATCATGGTCATGTAGTGTTCTAACCTGCCGTAAAATAGGGGCATGGCTTTATTTAACCGCAAAGTAGAAGCTGCACAGCTGGAAACAGTTGATGCATCTTTGCAGCCTTATTACGCCGGACAGGCTCCCCTGTTTTATCTTTCTGATACCACAGCCACACGCGCTGAGGCTATGAGTGTGCCAACAATTAACCGCGCTTGCTCAATCATTCAGACAATTGGATCATTGCCAATGCACCTTCGCAATGAAGGAACAGGCGAGCGCGTAGAGCCACAACCACGCGTTATCAATCAACCTGATCCACGAATTGCAGGCTCTGTCTTTTGGTCATGGATAGTCAGCGACCTTTTCTTTCATCCAACAGCTTATGCATACGCCACTGAGCGTTATGCAGACACAGGCCGTATCCGCGCTATGGAGCGCGTTGCACCTGAGCGCGTAACAATTCAAACCAACGCGCAATCAACTGAAATCACCGCGTACATGATTGATGGCAAATACATTGATGCTGCAAATCTTGTCGTATTTGCTGGATGCTCTGAGGGCTTACTCTCTCGCGCTGGTCGCACAATTAAGGCAGCAGCAGCACTTGAATCTGCGGCATTAGACTTTGCACTCAATCCAAATCCACAAATGGTGGTTAAATCAAACGGCACATCATTGCCGCCTGATCGTGTATCAAAGCTCATGCAGGCACTTAGCCGCCGCATTAAAAAATCATTTGTGTATCTCAATGCTGATGTCTCCCTGGACTCATTTGGTTATGATCCAAAGAATCTGCAACTCAATGAAGCCCGCAATTATGTGGCTTTGGAATTGGCGCGAGCCACAGGCATCCCGGCGTACTTTGTAGATGCACAGCAGAGCACATTCACTTATAGCAACGCATTAGACAAGCGCCGGGATCTAATTGACTTTGCTTTCCGTAATTATCTTTCAATTATCGAACAGCGTATGAGCTTTGCTGACTTTGTACCGGCTGGCCAGACTGTGCGATTTGATTTGGATGATTTCTTGCGTGGTTCATTAGCAGAGCGCATTGCAGCGTACAAAACACTTTACGAAATTGGCGCATTGTCAATTGAGGAAATCAGAGAAGAGGAAGATCTAATCTCATGAAGAAACTCACCACATCCATGAAGGTCACAGCTGCCGATTCTGCATCACGCACAATCACCGGCACAATCGTGACTTTTGAAGAGACTGGCAACACATCAATTGGCAAAACCCAATTTGCAAAGGGTTCAATTGAGGCACAATCAGTTTTGCTCAACCTGGAGCATGATCGCGCTCGCCGTATCGGCAAGACCATGAGCATGGAGCAGACTGATACAGAAATCATTGCAACATTCAAGATTGCTGAAACCACAGCCGGCACAGATGCGCTTGTAGAAGCGGCAGAGGGCTTGCGTGATGGATTCTCAGTTGAAGTCTCAATTGATGAATATGAAACTCTTAAAGATGGAACAGTTCGCATCCTTGCGGGCGAGCTCACAGGCGTTGCCTTGACATCAGAGCCGGCTATTCGTAGCGCTCGCGTATCAGAGGTTGCAGCCTCAGAGGAAGATTCTGAATCCACACCGGATGCAGAAGAAACAACAAACGAAGGAGACGAAGTGGACAACACCGTCACACAAGCGGATGCCGTTGAGACGGTTGAAGCCGCACAGTCAGTAACAGCAGCTGCAACAGCAGTTGGTGGATTTACAGCAAAGCCACGCATTGAGGTAACAGCCGCTGCATATATGCAGAACAAGATTCAGGCAGCCCTCGGTGATGAGGATGCAAAGCGTTATGTAATGGCAGCGGATAACACCACTGACAACAGCGCATTTAATCCAACACCACAGATGACAGGCATCATCAATGGCCTTTCAACAATGATTCGCCCATCAATTGATGCAATCTCTCGCGGCACTCTCCCAGGAGCAGGCCTCACATTTGAAATCCCTAAGATTACAACTGCACCAACAGCGGCAGCAGCTGATGAGGATGCAGCGTTTTCTGAGACAGACCAGCAGAGCTCATTCCTCTCAGTGACTGTCAAGAAGTTCGCATCACAGCAGAAGTTCTCAGTAGAACTCCTCACACGCTCTAATCCAGCGTTTTATGATGAGCTTTACCGCAACATGGTTGCTGCAATGGCTAAGGCACAAAACGCCTATGTATCAGCAGCTCTCGTTTCAGGTGCAACAGCAGATGGAACAACAACAACCACATATCCAACAGCAGCAGAGCTTCTCGGCTTTGTAGCTCGCGGCGCAGCATCTGTCTACGGTGCAACAGCTGGTCTTGCAAATCCATTTGCATCAGCAATGATTGGTGGAACAGGTCAGTGGGGCAACATCATGTCTCTCAATGACTCAGGCCGCCCAATCTACACAGCATCACAGCCACAGAACGCAGGCGGAGCACTCTCACCACGCTCACTACGCGGCAATGTCGCTGGCCTTGATTTCTTTGTGGATCCATCACTCAACTCAGGTGATGCAGATGGCACATTGCTCATGGTCAATCCTGATGCATACACATGGTACGAAGATCCTGCACAGTACACACTCCGCGCAGAATCAACAGCTGACGGTTCAATCACTGTCGGTCTCTATTCTTTCGGTGCTCTTGCAACAAAGATTGCAGCCGGCGCATTTAAGAATAACAAGGCGTAATAGCCCCCACTAATCATGGGCTAGTTCTCCCGATCTAGCCCAGCAGTCGAAAGGATGTCTCATGCCCAGCATAGTTACCGCAGCCCAGCTCCGTGCTGTGCTGGGCGTGAGCACATCTTTGTATGATGACGCATATCTCAATGAAATAATTAACACGAGCGAGGCCGTAATCCTCCCAATGCTCGTGGCTAACACCACAGCAATTGATTCTTACAAGCTCACGAGCAATGTGGCTTACTTTTACACATTACGCGAGCATCACTTTTCGGTAGGCCAATCCGTCATTGTCACCGGCCTACCATCACCATTTAGCGCCACACACACTGTGGTGACCGCTGGGGCTTTCCAATTCACAGCTGCACTCACAAATGCTGATGTCAATTTGCGTGAATCAATCCCATCAGGCAAGGCAACTTTGTCCGGCTATTCAGCCGCTGAAATCTATGCAGGCAATGATGCTGTTGAGTCAGCCATCCTTGCTGTGTCAGTTGAAGTTTTCCAATCACGAATTGCAGCCGGTGGCCAGATTGAAGGCGTGGATTTTGCATCAACGCCATACCGCATGGGGCGCAGCCTCACCAACCGCGTGAGCACTTTGCTTTATCCATTTTTGGATGCACAGGGCTTTGTGCAATGACCGCATCAAGCCTTGCTGGTACTAGATCCACATTGGCTGCTGCTTTCAATTCATTAGCGGCTACCTCATACAGCTCAGTGCCAGAATCACCAATCCCACCGGCGATTGTGATTGTGCCATCATCACCTTACATGGAGCCAACTTTGATTGGCTCACTTACAAAGGTCAAGGTCAATTTTACGATTACAGCCATTGTGGCTTATAACAGCAACCCAGCGAGCCTAGATAACCTAGAGAAGCTGGTCATTGGGATTCTGGCGGCAGTGCCGGCAGGGTATGAAGTAGGAAATGTAGAAAAGCCAACGCCGTTGGAAGTTGGAGCATCAACCATGCTCTGTGCGGACATCAATGTCAGCACCTACTACACACAAACAAACTAAGGAGCAAAAGTGGCAACGACAATCATCACTGGTCGCGATCTCACATTGACGATTGCGACCACAAGCTATGATGCCCAGGCATCGTCAGCAACTCTCACAAACTCACCAACCATTGAGACTTATCAGACATTGGATGGCAAGGCATACAAGCACATTGATGACCAGTGGTCATTTGATGTGTCAATGCTCGCAGACTGGGGTGCATCAGGATCGCTCTGTGAAGCTCTCTGGACAGCTTGCGAGACAGCACCTAACACAACATTGGCAGTATCACTCACAGCTGTAACAGGCGCAGTGTTCGCTTTCAATGTCATGCCTGTATTCCCAGCAGTGGGCGGTACAGCACCGGATGCTCAGACTGTTGATTTATCATTCACAGTCGTTGGCACACCAACTGAAACTTTCAGCTAAAAATCAACTAATCGGGAGGAAAAGAAATGAAGCTACCAATCACAATCGAATATAACTCAGGCGAATCCGCAACCTACACGGCTGCACCACCTGAGTGGGTAAAGTGGGAGAAGTCCACAGGAAACATCATCTCTCAGGCTCAGGAAAAGATTGGCTTGTCCGATCTAACATTTCTGGCATATCACGCCATGAAGCGTGAAGCGGCAGGTAAGCCTGTCAAGCCTTTTGATGTGTGGCTTGAAACCGTTGCCGGCGTAGAGGTCGGTGACACAAACCCAAAAGTTACCCAGCCGGAAGCCTAAGCCGTACCGTGTGGGAGCTCTCAATTAAAACAGGGCTCCCACCGGAGGTTTTCGAATCAGCAGAGGACATCCTCACAGTGCTAGAGATTTTGGAGAGAGACAATGGATAAAGAGACAATCAGCTATGACAAAGCTGAATTGCGCTCCATTGTCAAGGCTTTTAAGGCAATGGATGAGGAAGCAATTGACCAGGCAAAAAAGGTATCAAGCAACCTGGCAGATTTTGTCTCTGACAAAGTAAAGAGCGCAGCTCGTCAAACCCGCGCAATTCCAAAGGTAGCAACCCGGATTGCTGATGGCTCAAAGGTTTCCAAATCATCAAAGATTGGTGAGATTTCCTACGGCTTTGCATCTCAGAAGTTTTCCGGCGGTGCGACCACGCGAGACCTTTGGGGTGGCGCAGAGTTTGGATCCAATAAGTTTAAGCAGTTCCCGGTTTGGTCTGGGCGTGAAGGTCGCGGCTCTCGCGGTTGGTGGATTTATCCAACTTTGAGAAGTGTGCAGCCTGAAATCATTAAGCGCTGGGAGCAGGGCTTTTCAGAGATAGTTAGGAAGTTCGATTAATGGCCGGTAGCCGTACCCTCAAACTTTCCATCCTTGGTGATGTAGACAATCTCAACAAAAGCCTTAAAGCTGCCGCCGGTGATGTGGATGGCTTTGGTGACAAGATTGGCAAAGCTGGCAAAGCAATGGGCGCTGCCTTTGCAGCTGCCGCAGCTGCTGCTGGCGCTTACGCAATCAAGATTGGCATTGATGGGGTCAAAGCCGCCATTGAAGATGAGAAGGCACAGACACAGCTGGCCTTAGCCTTAGAAAACGCCACAGGGGCAACCAACGCCCAAATCAAGGCCACTGAGGATTACATCCTCCAAACATCTTTGGCCACAGGTGTGACTGATGATGATTTGCGACCCGCTCTTGCTCGCTTGGCTAGATCAACAGGCTCAGTTGAAGATGCTCAAAAATTACTCAACACAGCTTTAGATATTTCAACAGCCACAGGCAAGCCGCTTGAAACTGTGGCAAATGCTCTTGGCAAGGCTTATGACGGCAACAGCGCAGCGCTTGGCAAATTAGGTTTGGGGCTCTCAGCAGCTGAACTTAAAACAATGAACTTTACCCAGGTGCAATCAAAGCTATCCGATCTATTTGGCGGAGCAGCAGCGGCCAACGCTGAAACATATTCGGGGCGCATTGCTCGGATGCAGGTTGCCTTTAATGAAGCCAAAGAAACAATTGGCTTTGCCCTTTTGCCTGTGCTTGAAAAGCTGATGAAGTTCGTCAATGACTTTGCAACTCCTGTATTGCAGGCTTTTAACGATGGCCTAAGCGGCAAAGGTGGCATGGCTTATTACATCAACTACCTTTCGACCACAATCAAAAATGTATTTACACCTGTGTGGGAAGGTCTGCAAAAGGCTTTCAAATCCGTTAAGGATGCCATTGGCGATAACATGGACACATTCAAAGAGTTTGGTGTGTTCATCTCAACTTATGTCGCACCTGTTATTGGTGAGGTATTGGGCAAGGCCATTGAGTATGTAGGCAAGATTGCTGGCGGGGTTGTCAATATTATTGCCGGTGTCATTAAGGTTGTTGGATCACTGGTCAGCGGTGCAATTGATGGCATCAACGCAATCATCAAGGCTTACAACGCTGTGCCAATATTGCCTAATATTCCTTTAATTTCTAAGCCATCTTTTAGCGTAACAACACCAAACATCCCATCAGCCCCAACGGTGACAGCGCCTAGCTACACATTGCCAGATTCATCATCAAACATTGTCAGCGGTGGAGGAGCATCAACAGCCGGTGGTGGCAGCACTGCCAGCAAGGGAGTGGCAACAGCAAGCAAGGCAGCTGAAAAGGCTGCCGCTGATGCTGCAAAGCTAGATGCTCAATTCCAAAACTCAGCCGGATATTCTGAGAGCGCATACGCAATGGAGCAATCAAATGTGGATGCCATTATTGCAGCGGTTGAGGCAAAGGTCGCGGCTGCACCTGTAACCGTAAACATGGGCGTTGTAGGTGATCCTGAGGCAGCAGCTCGCGCCATTGTGGATGTGCTCAATCGGTCATCAGGTCGCGGAGCCCTAGGCGCTGGAGCGTTGATTCTATGACCCAATGGTCACCTGACTGGTCATTGCTAATCAACAATGCAACAGAGTATGCCAACATTACATTGGCCAATTTGACGGTCTCATCAGGCCGCACTGACATTTACTCACAGCCCAGGGCTGGGTATTGCAATTTGGAGATTATCAATCTTGACCTGACACCCATCAACATTGATGTCAATGATTCAGTAACCATCAAGGTCAAAGACTCAACCGGCACATTTGTAAATATCTTTGGCGGCTTTGTCACGGACTTGGTCGTTGCGGTGGATTCCACAGGCACTGGGGGCATCAATGAGCGGATTACGATTACAGCCCTGGGTGCTCTGTCAAAGCTGCCTAAAACCCTCACAAATGGCGTTTTAAGCAAGGATGAAGATGGAGACCAAATCTATTCAATCCTGAGTGAAGCTCTTTTCAATACCTGGGCGGAAACCCCAGCCGCTTTGACATGGGCAACTTATGATCCAACTACCACCTGGGCAAATGCTGAAAACTCAGGCCTGGGTTCAATTGACCGGCCTGGCAACTATGAGCTGACATCTCGCTCATCCAATGTCACGGATATGTATTCATTGGTGGCAGCGCTCGCCACATCAGGACTGGGCTACCTTTATGAAGATGCTCAGGGTCGCATTGGTTATGCAGACTCAACCCACCGCAGCTCATACCTAGCCACTAACGGCTACACCAACCTTTCAGGAAATCACGCTTTATCACAAGGCATCCGGACAATCCGCCGGATTGGAGATTTACGCAACAAGGTGACAATCACTTATAAATCCAATGCCCAAGTCACAGCTGAAGATGCGGGCTCAATTGCCCAGTACGGTTCCCAGGCACAAGACATTGCAACCAGCCTGGAAAATGGCGCAGATGCAACATCACAAGCTAATTTTTATTTAGGCATCCGCGCATACCCTCAGGATGTATTTGACAGCATCACATTCACCCTGGGTAATCCTGAGCTTGATGATTCGGATCGTGATGCCTTGCTTAATGTGTTCATGGGTCTGCCTGTAAACATTGAAGATTTGCCGGGCAACATGGTCAATGGCCGCTTTCAAGGATTTGTGGAGGGCTGGCAATTCCGCGCAGGGTACAACCGCCTAGACCTCACACTCAATGTCTCTCCAACCGCTTTCAGCCTGCAATCAATGAAGTGGGATGATGTAGGGGCTTTAGAGACATGGAACACAATTAACGCAACATTAGAGTGGCTTGATGCCACAATAGTGTCATAGAAAAGGAGCAACATGAGCACGAGCACTACGAACTTTGGGTGGACTGTTCCATCTGACACCGACCTGGTCAAAGATGGCGCAGCTGCCATTCGCACAGCTCTTGGTGGCGTGGACACATCATTTGTAGATCTTAAAGGTGGAACTACTGGCCAGGTGCTATCAAAGGCATCAGGCACTGATCTTGATTTTGCATGGATAGCACAGGATGACACGACCCTAGCGCTCAATGCTCAAACTGGCACAACTTACACATTGGCAGCTGGTGATGCTGTAAATACTTTGGTGCAGCTAAACAATGCATCAGCAATAACAGTAACTTGCCCGCCGTCAGTATTTTCAATCGGTGACCAAATGAATGTTTATCAGCGTGGAGCAGGTCAAGTTACTTTTGCACAGGGCTCAGGTGTGACCATTAGATCAACAGGTGCAACATCAACGGCTCCAAAATTACGAGCTCAATATTCAGCTGCCACAGTAATTTGCATTGGTGTTAGTGAATTTTTAATCGTGGGTGACCTCAGCTAATGTCACCAATTTTAGGGATTTTGGCATCATCCCAGGTTGGAAAACCTGTGGTGACAGGTGGCACACTGACCTCTGATGCAACTTATTATTATCGAACATTTACAGGTAACGGCACTTTATCGGTTACAGGAACTCCCCTTTCATGCGACATTCTTGTAGTCGCTGGCGGCGGCGGTTCACTAGCTAATGGAACTGGCGCTGGCCCGACTGGCGGCGGTGGCGCTGGTGGAGTTTTATTATTTAGCTCTCAGTCAGTCACTGGATCTAATTCAATAACCGTAGGAGCTGGAGGCTCTAATACAACTGGCAACGATTCACAATTTACTGGACTCACCCTTGTAAAGGGCGGAGGTCGCGGCGGTGCCACAGATGAAATTGGCGCTACTGGCGGTTCAGGCGGCGGCTCAGGTGGTCGGTATACAAGTGCCGGAGGTTCTGCAACTTCAGGACAGGGCAACACCGGCGGAGTAGGTTATCAACAGTCAGGATTAGCTTCTGGCGGCGGCGGTGGAAAAGGCTCAGCTGGTGGAGCCGCTGGAAATAATACTGGCGGTACCGGAGGCTCAGGAGATAACACTTATTCATCATGGTTATCCGCTGCGGGTATTGGCGTTTCTGGCTATATAGCTGGCGGCGGCGGCGGAATGTCTTGGTATAGCGGTTCAGGTGGTTCAGGTGGTTCAGGCGGCGGCGGAGATGGCGCTAGCACTTCAACGGGAACAAATGCAACCAGCGGAACTGCAAATACAGGCTCAGGTGGCGGCGGCAGTTCGTATGGTTCAAATGGCGGCGGCGGTTTTGTAATGGTTCGTTATCTAAAGACGGCGGTTTAATCATGGCTCATTGGGCAGAAATTGACGAAACAAATACAGTTATTCGCGTACTCGTAGGTGATAATAATGATCCTAATGGAGATGAAGGCTATCAGTGGCTTTTAGATAACCTGGGCGGCACCTGGATTCAGACAAGTTACAATGGCACAATCCGTTATAACTTTGCAGGCATTGGCTTTACTTATGATCCAATTGATGATGCATTTATCCCGCCTGTACCATGTGAACATGAGGAATTAACACTCAATGAAAATAAGCGCTGGGATTGTTCTAATCCTGCACACCTAGTTACAGAGGAGCAAGAATGAGCTATCCACAAGGCACAGCGCCACACGCAATTGAGATTGCTAAAGCTGAAATTGGCTATGTAGAGACACCTGACAACATCACCAAATACGGTGAAGCAATGAAGGCCAATGGTCTCCCATGGTGCGGCAGTTTCTGTAACTGGGTGCTCAAAGAGGCCGGAGTTCGCGTTCATTCAGTCGTGAGCACAGTCAAGGGCGCACAGGTCTTTGAGGATTCTGGGCGTTGGTCTCAGACACCAAAGCTCGGTGACCTGGCATTTATGGATTTTCCAAATGACTCTGTGGATCGCATCAGTCATGTGGGAATTGTTGTAGGCATTAACGGCAACACAGTCACCACCATTGAGGGCAACACATCCGGTAGCGGCTCTCAGCGTAATGGGGGCATGGTTATGGTCAAGGAGCGCACAATCGGCAAAGAGGTTGTGGGCTTTGGATCTCCAAAATATGTGCCATACAAGGGCGAATATCCAACAGTGGAAATTGCAGGAGTTCAGGCACACCCAGCCAAAGGAAAGAAGGTAAAGAAATGAATCATTTAAAGCCAATGGCAGCATCATGGGCTCGTTCATTTATGGCAGCGGCAATCGCTGTCTATCTCTCAGGCAATACAGATCCAAAGGCAATCGCAGGTGCAGGTGCAGCAGCAGTGCTCCCTGTCATTTTGCGTTGGCTTAACCCATCTGATGCAGCTTTTGGGGTCAAGGGGAAGTGACTCTGAAATGGCTACGGTTGGCAGCACTCTTGATGGGTCTTGGTGTGCTGACCAGCTGTGGTCAATATCAAGGCTGGACACGCTACCCATGCCAAGAGTATGAAAACTGGGAAGCGCCTGAATGTAATCCGCCTCAGTGCAAAGCCACTGGGGTCTGCACAGAGGACATATATGGAGAGACAATTGAAACGCCATGAAAGACGGCTCAGCAATGAGCAGCTCAAAGCCCGCCTGATTGTATTTATCGGTGTGGCTTTGTCATTTACCTTTGTATTTTCTGTGGGCGGGATGCTGTACGCACTTATCTTTGTGACTCAGCCGCTAGGCGATCAGGCACCAAATGACCGCGCATTTATTGAATTACTTTCCACGCTTACAATCTTTCTGACTGGGGCATTGGGCTCAGTCTTAGCCTCTAATGGCCTAAAAGACAAGCCAAAAACCGGGGAAGACACGCCGAAGTAAGGTTGCATTTGTCAGGCCAATAGGTCACTCTTAATCCATCAGCCCACAAGGGCTGTTAGATCGGGAGAATCTAAATGACAATTCTGCAAATCATCATATTCATTGGCTTTCTAGTCACCTTATACATTGGGTATCAGACAGGCCGCCAAGATGGCTACAAAGAGGGCATTGCAATTGGTTATCGCCGTGGCATGGCTGTGAATGTGGCTAATCATGCCAATCGTTAAAGCTAAAAGCGGGGTCTACTGTGATACCTGCAAAGACCGCTGGGGCTATGTCAAGGGTGATGAAGGCCGCTCAGTGCCACACCCAAAAGGCCAACGCCAGGCATACTCAACCATTATTAGTGAGACTCACTACGGCAAGGAGCCTGTGGTGCGCTCGCTCTGTTACCCATGCATGGATGAATCATCCCGCTGGACTGACGGCACGATTTGGACACTAGCTGACCAGATCCAATACGCAAAAGACAATCGCAAAGGCCAACAACTACGAATCGGGAGCATGACAAATGGCATTTGATTTAAAGAATTACGAGGATGTGCAAAGCCGCGTGAAGCGCTGGCAAGAGGCTTATCCAATGGGCAGAATCGTCACAGAGATTGTGGAGTTTTCAGCTGAAAAGGGTCATGTGCTAGTCAAGGCATCTTGCTACCGTGATGATGTAACAGAGTTGCCAGCAGGCGTTGATTTTGCTTTTGGCAATGTGGCATTTTATCCAACTCACATGAAGCGATTTTTTATTGAAGACACAGCGACCTCAGCGGTTGGTAGAGCAATCAGCCTGGTATTGCCAACTGAGTTCAAACCAACTCAACAGGATATGCAAAAGGTTGAGCGACCAGCACCAAAGCCGGTTGAGTCCACAGATTACTGGGCAGTGGAAAGTGCAGATGCTCAGACCGTTGGCACAGCTGTGGAGCAGTTACAAGAGCAGTTGGGTGGCGAGGTGCTCAGTGAGTCACCAATTTGTGCACATGGCCACATGATAAAGCGTGAATCAAAGGCTGATGCAGCTAAAGAGTGGTGTGGATATTTCTGCACAGAGAAGACAAAGGCCAATCAATGCCCACCAATGTGGATGGTACGCAGTGCAACCACAGGTCAATGGAGGTTGCCATAATGGGATATGTTGAGATTTTCCGGCCTGATGGATCAGTGACGAAGCTCAGTGGTGGTCAAATTGTTTTTGAGGATAAGTCTTTTCATTGCGATTGCTGTCAGACTATTCAACCTGTTTTTGGATCAGAAATTACAAGCGCGGATGGTTTGGAATTGATTCAACTTTGTGCAGATTGCAAACAATTAAAAAAGAGAGCTGCTAAGTGATTGTGCAGCTGACAAATGATGAGCAAATAGCCATCACCCAGGCAGGCCTACAAAGAGCCATTAGATACAAGCCACAATGGGAGGGGCGCACTTTCAAGCGCAATTACCAACATGACAGAGAGCAGCTCAACTTTGCTGAGTTTGTAGTTCAGCAGTCACAGGCCGTTGCTGCTGAGGTAGCAGTGTCAAAGTATTTCCGACAGCCGATTGATTTGGCCAATATCAATTACAAAGAAAAGGCAGATGTAGGCCATAACATTGAGGTTAAATGGACAAAATGGCTAGATGGCTCACTCATCCTTACAGAGCTTGACCGCAAGGAAGACATTGCCATCCTGGTCACAGGATCCATGCCAAAACTCAAAGTGTGTGGATGGTTGCCAATAGTCATGGCACAGCGCAATAAGCAACAGCGCTCTGACGGCTCATGGTGGATTAGCCAACACGATCTGCACCCAATGGCAGACTTTTCAAGGAGTATCTATGGCGCAGGTTATTAAGTACCAATGCAGGCCTGAAAAGAAGCTAACAAATCAAATCATTGTGGAAAGTGAATGGCAGCTGCCTGAGTATGTGGTCTGCCTGCAATGTCAATCCTGTGGAGTCATGGGAATTGCAATACTAGACAAGGAGACGGCCTACAATGCCGATTTATAATTTCAAGTGCCAGATGTGCAATGCACAAGCTGAAATAACAATCAAAATCACTGAGGATCCAATTGCTCCAATGTGCTGCCATATTCCAATGCAGCGTGATTACACAGCACCTGGAGTCATCTTCAAAGGAACAGGATGGGGCAAAGACAAATGACAAAATGGATTAACCCTTACGAGGATTACACATTTGGCGGATTTGGGGGCATCAATGAGCGGATTACGATTACAGCCCTGGGTGCTCTGTCAAAGCTGCCTAAAACCCTCACAAATGGCGTTTTAAGCAAGGATGAAGATGGAGACCAAATCTATTCAATCCTG